CAAGCTTATGATGATTCATCTGAATGGGTTGACGCCAATTTAAGAGGGCAGTGGGAGAAAAGCTTATCTTTGTTTAATAGTAATCATCCTCCTGGATCTAAGTATAATACTAATGCTTATGATAAAAGATCTAGGTTTTTTAGACCAAAAACCAGGACAGCTGTAAGAAACCTTCAGTCGGCAATGAATGTTGCATTTTTTACAAATGAAGATGTGGTTAGTATTAAACCAAGAAATCCTAATGATCCGGTGCAAGCAGCAGCGGCTATTGTGTCTCAATCGGTTGTACAATATAGATTAACTAATACAATTCCTTGGTTCCAGACAATGACAGCAGCATTACAGGATGCTGCAGTTCAGGGTATATGTGTTAGTCATCAGTATTGGGATTATGAAGAAAGAGATGAATCCTATGTAGAAATGGGGGATGATAATAAGCCTCTAGTTGATTACGAGGGAAATGAGAAGGTCAGGAAGCAGGTTACATCTATAAAAGATAAACCTATAATTGAAATGATTTCTCCGGAAAATCTAAGGATAGACCCGGCTTCTGATTGGTCTGACCCTTTAGAGAGTAGTCCATATATAATACATTTAATTCCAATGTATCTGCAGGATGTTTTACAGAAGATGGAATCTGGTGAATGGAAAAAACTAAGCGCTGGTGAATTGTTAACAACAACTAGCGATGAAGATGATAATACTACTAGACTTGTTAGGGATGAGCCCAGAGAAGATCCCCTAGATAACGATGCTGGTTATGGTGAAGTTCAAGATTATAAGATTGTTTGGATACATAAGAATATAATAAAAAAAGATGGTGAGGATTGGTGTTACTTTACAGCTGGTGTTAGTTACATGTTAACTGATCCAGTTCCGTTGCATGAAATGTATCCTTGGCTTAGGAATAATGAAAGGCCATATGTTATGGGGTGTGTTAATATAGAGGCCCATAAATTATATCCATCTGGAACTGTTGAGTTAACTCAGGAGTTACAAGCAGCGGCTAATGATATATGGAATCAAAGGTTTGATAATGTTAAACTGGCTCTTAATAAACGATATCATATTAGGCGAGATAGAAATATAGATCTTGATGCATTGTTTAGGTCTGTTCCTGGTGGCGCGGTAGAGATGGATGATCCGGATCAAGATGTTAGAATCATTGAGACTAGGGATGTAACTGGATCTGCATATGCCGAACAAGATAGAATAAACATGGACTTTGATGAGTTGCAAGGAAACTTTTCAACATCTACTGTACAGGCTTCTAGATCATTAAATGAAACTGTAGGTGGAATGTCGCTTCTTGCTAATAGCACTGGCAGTGTGGTTGAATACGTGTTAAGAACTTTTTCTGAGACTTGGGTAGAAAGAGTATTAAAGCAGCTTCTTAGGCTTGAACAATATTATGAGACGGATGAAGTTATACTTGGATTAGCTGGAGAAGCGGCTGTTGCTTTGAATGCTGAAATGAAAGATGTTTCTGTAGATGATCTTCTTAAGTATGAGGTTCTTTTAAAGGTTAATGTTGGTATAAATGCTACCGATCCTTTAAAAAAGGTTCAAAATTTAATGCTTGGGTTACAGACATTAGCAGCCTTTCCAGGTATAGCGGAAAGAATAAATATGCAGGAAGTAACAAAAGAGGTGTTTGGTCAGCTTGGGTATAAGGATGGTGATAGATTTGTATCCTTTGAGGGTGATGAACAAGTGGCTGAAATGCAGGCACAACTTGAAGAGATGCAAAGTCTTCTGGAGACAGAGAAGATGAAGCTTGATAATAGATTGCAGGTCGAGCAAATGAAGCAACAAGGAAACCTGGAAGCCATGAGCATGAAGACTGGAGCAGAAATTACAAAGAAAGAAATAGACGCTCAGCTTCAGTATATAGATCTACAACTTAAGAAAGAAGATGTAGCCACTAGAAGAGCTGAACTAATGTTACAAAGAGAGGCGCTTATTAATCAAATAGCCGATGATGAAATTAATAGGCAGGAAGAAATGATAGGTGGGGGTCCAGTAGGAGTTATGGCTAGAAATGATTACAATAAGATCCCATATGCGGTAGGATAATATGGACTATTATGATCCCTTTGAAGAGGGGATAGAAGATTTAGTTAAAAGAATAAGGGTAGGAAAAGATACTAGGGAGTTTTTGAATACATCTATTGGGCAGGCTATTGTAAAAAAAGCTACCAACGAATATAGAGAAGGTGTTAAATTGCTTCAAGATATGTCTGAGTCAAGATGGTCTTATTCTTCAGAAAAAGAAATTGCTAAGTATAGGGAGATTAGTGATAAATTAGCTTCCCCTATTAATATTTTAAAATGGTTAGCCTCTGTTATTACTGCCGGAGAAAACGCAGAGACTATATCAAGATACAAAAACTCCGGTGAATTAGAACCATAGGAATATACAAATGGAAAACGCTACCCAAACGGATGCGTTAGAAGAGGATAAAACTTCTGAAGACGCACCCCATGAAGATACTTTAAAAGTTTCTTCTAGGCAACAAGCTTTAGAAGATATATACGAAAGAAGGGCTAAGGAGATTCAAGAAGAATCTTCTGAAGAGCCAGAAGAAGTGCAAGACTCTCCAGTTTGGCATGATGGAGAAGACTGGAAGACCAGAGTCAAAGTTGATGGAGAAGAAGTAGAAGTTTCTTTTGATTCTTTAAAAACCTCACATCAAAAAGATAGGGCTTCCCAAAAAAGATTTGAGGCTGCCTCTGCTAAGGAGAGAACTCTTTTAGCTAGGGAGCATCAAATAAATCAATATGTAAATAGTATGAATCAAAGGCCACCCCAAGAGGACGCCGCTGAAGAAAGTGAAACTGCTGATGTTGATGGTATAGTTGAAAAATATCATGCAGCTTTATTTGAAGATGACGCTGCTGAGGCAGCTCGTCTATTAAAAACCTTGTCGAATAGTGGGCGCGGTAACGCTACCCAAAATGTAGAAGAGGTTGTGCATAGGGCGATTCAGTCCTATGACCAGAGTAAAAGAGTAGAAGTTCAAAAGCACAAACAGGCCGTTTATCAAAAAAGTCTGGAGGATGCAGTTAGATCCTTTGAAGATGATTATCCTGATATAGCAGAGTCTCCAGAGCTTAGAACTGTAGCTGATAATAAAACGGTTACCCTAACACAGGAAAATCCTAATTGGACACCGGCTGAAATTATAAAGGCTGCTGCTGAATATACTCGTGAATGGGCTGGAACAATGCCCAATTCAAATGGTAGGTTGAAGCGCAAAAAGAAAATTGTGCAACAGCCAAGATCTGTTTTGGCCTCGGCTAATATTGGTTCTGATCAAGTTCCAATGACACCTTCTGAAATAGTTCAGGAGATGAAAAAAGCTAGAGGTCAAATTTTATAACTTCTATAGGAGGTAATTATGGCTGGACAAGTATGGTCAGTTAGCACCTCCGGTGGTTATATGTATGCCTTAAACCTGAGTCGCCTTTTACGTATGGCGGTTCAACCGATGGTTAAGTTCCGTCAGTTCTGCGACGTAAAAGACGCAGCACATCAGGGTCTTCATCGAGGCGATACATTCCATTGGAACGTGTTTAGCGATGTGGCTACCCAAGGTAGCACACTAGTTGAAACCAATACAGTCCCAGAAACCTCATTCACTATCTCTCAGGGAACAATGACGATCACGGAAGCAGGTAACTCTGTACCGTGGACGGGCAAGTTAGACGATCTCTCTGAGCAGCCAGTGGCTGAGGTAGTAAGGAAAGTATTGAAGAACGATGCCAAGAAGGCATTCGATACTCTTGCCGCTGCTCAGTTTAATGCGTGTGCTTTACGTGTAGTTCCTACTGCTGGAACAAGCACGACAGCTCTTACGCTGACAACTAACACGGCATGTACGATAACTAATGATGTTGCTTTTCAAAAAGAGCATGTTAAGTTAATTGTCGATATCATGAAAGAGCGTAACATCCCAGCTTATGCTGATGATGATTATTATGCTTTGGCATGGCCAACGACATGGCGTACTCTGAAAGATGATCTAGAATCAATCAAGCAGTATGTTGATCCTGGTTTTCAGATGATTATGAATGGCGAAATTGGTCGTTATGAAAGCGTTAGATTCGTAGAACAAACTAATATTGCGAAGACGGGTATGTCCACTGCTGCTGCAGCTTGGACTAATTCGAAATCAAATTGGGCTTTGTTCTTTGGCGAGGATACTGTTGCTGAGGCAATTGCAGTTCCTGAAGAAATTCGTGGGAAAATTCCTGGGGATTACGGAAGGGATCGCGGCGTCGCATGGTACTACCTTGGCGGATTTGGCATAACACACACGCAACAGGCCCAGTCACGTATTGTGATGTGGGATAGCGCAGCTTAAGGAGATATTATTATGAGTTATTCAAATCCTGTAACTACGCGAATCCAATCCGGAGCTGTTCAAGACTTGGGAGGCACACCAACTGCCTACTCCTTTAAAGGACCAACTGGTATGCAAGGAACCATTATTGATATTGGCATTGAGGTTACCGAGACTTTTGCTGACGATACTTTAGAGGCATGCTTTAATGTCGGAACGAGTTCTGACGCAGATGCTTATTGCAAACTCAATATTACGGATGGTACTGCTATAACGGATACATTCAATATCCAAAATGATACGGATGCTATTATTGCAGAGGCTATTCCTGCCGATACTCAGATCGAGTGTCTCCCAGTTGCTGGGACAGACGGTACTAGTGTGACCGGGCAAGGATATACCTATGTTGTTGTTGAATGGTATTAAGGAGGTCTATTATGGCTAAAGATACAGCAGGAAGTGCGCCTACGGTTAATCAGAATGGTCTTATCGAAAAGAAGGATATAGCTGGGGAATCTTTAAAATCCCTAGGTATGGATAGCGTCGGTAAGAATCAGATGCCGCAGGGTATTGCCAAATCAACTGTTTCCACTGATCGTGGAAAATTTGAATGGCGTTAAAGTAATTGGAAAGGGGGCGGGAAACCGCCCCTTATCCATTATAGGAGATTAAAATGGCTAAAAGAATGAATTCAATTGAAGCATTCATTGGCGGAGTTGTTGAAACTCCAGAAGTTGGTTATGGGCATACAGATCCCATCCTTAAAGGATACACCAGCGGTTCTCAGTTATTTGACGAGAGAGCTATGGAGTCAAGGTATGCACAACGAAGAACAAATAATGAAGGCCGTGTAAATGGCGAAATGGTTAGAGGCACTGGCGTGATCGCTGGGTGGGCATTCTAAGAAAAAGTGATAAAAACAATAATTCCTGAAAAGGAAATAGAGAACTTTTCTCTTCAAGATTTCGGAGGGAAAAGAAAAGTAAAAACTGCCTGTGTTGTTAGGTACGGCGGT